AAATGCTGAAAGGTAAAGAATGAAACACTTTAGATACCTGAGAGAAGAACTTACAGAAACAAAAGATCCAAAATCAAAGACACTTCATGCTTTTGATATGGATGAGACACTATTTCATCATGATCATACCAAAGTAAAAGTTCATGTGAATGATGAAAATGGTAAACGAGTACAATCATTAACCAATCAAGAGTTTAATGATCACAAGTTACCACATGGTCACTCTTACGATTTTGGTGATTTTAGATCGACTCATGTGTTTAATCAGTCTGCTCATCCTATTCATAAGATGATTAATAAACTGAAAGCTATTCACAAGAGCAATAAGAATGTAGAGATCGTTACTGCACGTTCTGATATGGATGATAAAAAAGGTTTCATGAGTGCTTTACAGAAACATGGTATTGATTCAAACGAAATTCATGTTCGTAGAGCAGGAAATTTATCTGGCGACTCTCCTGGTGACAACAAAAGAAAAGTCATCAGTAATCTCATCAAAAAACATGGATATAAAAAAGTTCATTTATATGATGACTCGCATCAAAACTTAAATCATTTTTTGAGTCTCAAACAAGATCATCCTGACGTAGAACTTCATGCTCATCATGTGGATCACGATCCAAAAACTGGTAATGTTACTTTGACAACTAGAACACTTAAATGATAATATGCTAGATAAATCGTCATATCGTGATAATCCACTTTTAAAAAGAGCAGGAGTAAAACTAGAGTACACTAAAGAGCAAATTGAAGAATATATCAAATGCTCTAAAGATCCTATATACTTTTCTGAGAGATACATCAAGATCGTCAACGTAGACGAAGGATTGATGAACTTTAAGATGTGGGATTTTCAACGAGATATGATCAAGACATATCACGAAAATAGATTCTCTATCACTAAATGTCCACGACAGGTAGGTAAAACAACAACAACTGTTGCATATCTTCTTTGGGCATCAATCTTTCAAGATTCTCAAAGTATTGCTGTTCTAGCTAACAAAGGACAATTAGCACAAGACATTCTTTCTAAGTACCAGTTGGCATATGAAAATCTTCCTATGTGGTTGCAACAAGGTGTAATCACATGGAACAAAAGAAACATTGAATTAGAAAACGGTTCAAAAGTAATTGCAGCAGCTACATCATCTTCAGCAGTTCGTGGAGGATCATTTAATATTGTGTTTCTTGATGAATTTGCTTTCGTACCATCAAGTATCGCTCACGAGTTCTTTAACTCAGTCTATCCTGTTATTTCTTCTGGTAAAACCACAAAGATTATTATTGTTTCTACTCCAAATGGAATGAATTTATTCTATAAATTATGGATGGATGCGATCAATAAGAAGAATAACTATAAAACTTTTGAAATTCACTGGTCAATGGTGCCGGGAAGAGATGCTGATTGGCGTGAAGAAACTATTCGAAACACTTCAGAACGACAGTTCCAACAAGAATTTGAGACAGAATTTTTAGGTTCAACCAATACTCTAATTTCTGGATCTAAATTACAACAATTGGCATATACTGATCCAATTGAAAGAAAAAAAATTGCCAAAGAAGAAATTCTAGATATCTATGAAGCTCCTATCATAGGCGATGGTGAGACAACAAAAGACCATACTTATGCTATGTGCGTCGACGTAGCAGAAGGCAAGAGTATGGACTTATCAGCACTTTCAGTATTTGATATATCAGAAACACCGTATAGGCAAGTAGCTAAATATGCTAGTTCGTTCATCTCTCCTGTTTTATTTCCTACCATCATATACAATGTAGCAAGACTTTATAATAATGCACATGTATTAGTAGAGATCAATAATACTCCACAGATTGCTGAAATTTTACATGGCGAACTTGAATATGAAAATCTCGTAAAAGTTCAAACCGGAAACAAGAAAGCACAGCAAATCTCAGCAGGATTTGGTAGAGGCGTTCAACTTGGTTTGAAAATGAGTACTCAAGTTAAACGAATTGGATGTACTAACTTAAAGACTCTAATTGAGTCTGATAAGCTTATAGTTAAAGATTTTGATACTATTTCAGAGTTGACTTCTTTTGTTTCTGATGGTGTTTCATGGAACGCAGAAGAAAATAAAACTGACGATCTAGTAATGACTAGTGTAATGTTTGCATGGATGACCACACAGAAATATTTTAAAGATGTGGTCAATCATGATTTAAGAAAGCAGCTTCAGTTAGAGAAGTTGGCTCAGATAGAAGATGAATATGTTCCTGGACCTATTATGGATAATGGGTTAGATGTTCCGTTTATAGTTGAAGGCGGCGATGTTTGGGTTACAGGAGGAAAAGACGATGTTTATGGAGAATATTTCAACGAAATTATGAGAAATTGATTATTTCTAAATATAGAGTATAGTTTTACATACCTGCCAAACTTATAATATAATAGGGAGAAAAAAATGGCAATTCAGTTATCTCCGGGAGTAGACGTAACCGAAGTAGATTTAACGACCGTTGTTCCTTCGGTTGGAACAACAACTGGTGCTTTTGCTGGCAATTTTGTTTGGGGACCAGCCAATGTTATAACACCGATCGACAGCGAAACCACTTTGGCTAGTGTTTTTGGTCGACCAGATTCCAATACTTACGTTTCATACTACACCGCTGCAAGCTTTTTAGCTTATGCAAACGATCTTCGCGTTGTTCGTGCAGCTAATACTACATCGTACAATGCTGATGCTAACACATCAAACCCACTTCAAATTGCTAATGACGATGTTTATGAATCGAACTATCATTTTAACAATAACGGTAACACCTATGGTTCATTTGCAGCAAGATATCCTGGCGCATTAGGAAATTCAATTCAAGTTAACGTATTTGATTCCAGTAATGCAACTTTGTTTTCTACAGCAACTATCACCACAGGAAGTGTATCAAAATCGTGGTCTGGTTTAGTTAACGGTGTACCAGGAACATCAGCTTATGTAACAAATGCAGGTGGTGCTAATGATGAGTTTCACATTGCAGTTACTGATGCTCAAGGATTAATTACTGGAACAAAAGGTACAGTTCTAGAAGTGTTTTCGTATGTTTCTAAGGCAGTTGATGCTCTAGATGGAAACAACCAAACTACTTATTGGAAAAATGTAGTAGCTGCACAATCCAATTATATTCATGCTATGGATCCACCCGATTACGCAAATACAGTTGCAACATGGGGTACCACAGCAGCATCAAAAACTTTTGCTAGAATCTCAGCCAACACATATGCAAATGGAAGTGCTGTGATTGCATTATCTGGTGGTACAGATGTGGCAGTTTCTGATGGCAATTTGCAGTCTGCTTTTGCTTTGTTTGCTAACAAAGAATCTGTTGATGTGTCTTTAGTGTTAACAGGAGATGCTAATGTTACAGTTCAGCAGTATGTTATTGATAATATCGTCACTCCTGCCGGCAGCATAGCGGGTCGTTCTGGAGACGCTCTTGCATTTATTTCTCCACCATATTCAAGTGTAGTTAATCAAGGTGGTAGCGAAACAACAAATATTCAATCTTGGTTAAATTCTTTATCTCGTTCAAGTTCATATGTTGTAGCAGATAGCGGATGGAAATATATGTACGATAAGTACAATGGCGTATATCGCTATATTCCATTGAACGGCGATATTGCTGGTCTATGTGTGTATACAGACTCGGTTCGTGATCCATGGTATTCTCCAGCAGGATATAATCGTGGAGCAATAAAGAATGCAGTCAAGCTTGCTTGGAATCCAAATCAGACACAAAGAGATATTTTGTATCCAGTAGGTGTTAATCCTGTTGTTTCCTTCCCAGGAAATGGAACAGTTCTATATGGTGACAAGACACTACAAACTAAGCCTTCTGCATTCGACAGAATTAACGTTCGCCGTTTGTTTATTGTTCTAGAAAAAGCAATTGCCAGAGCAGCAAAGTATTCACTATTCGAATTTAACGATGACTTTACTCGTGCCCAGTTTGTTGCTCTAGTAGCTCCATTCTTGCGTGATGTACAAGGTCGCCGTGGTATCTATGACTTCCGTGTAGTTTGCGACACAACAAACAACACACCACAAGTTATTGACACCAATCAGTTCGTTGGAGACATTTACATCAAGCCTGCTCGTTCTATTAACTTTATCAGACTAAACTTTATTGCAGTTGGTACCGGGGTTCAGTTCTCTGAAGTCACTGGCGCTATCTAATAAATAAAAGAACAAGGAGACTATAATGGCTTTTAACGTATCAGAATTTAGAGCAAATATG